AGCAGCAAACAAATTGCCCTCTTGATTATTCGCATCAACACGAAAACTTTTAACAGGAATCTTTTGACTTTTATCCGTAGCATCTTCCTTGATTCCATCGGAAACATCATTGAGATATTCGGTTATGATTACTTTCGTTTCCATAGTTAACAGTATCCATCTACTACCGGAACAGACGCGGTATATTTAGTTCCAAAAAAATGCTCATTACTTACCTGATACGCTCCTCTGATTGTGTCAGTCATTTCGCGGGAAGCGTCATATACTTCCATCTTCAAAACGTTCTTCAAAAACAACTTAGTCAATTTCTTCATTGGCTCAATGTAGGTAGTTTCCAATTCGCGCGATCGTGTTGTTTTGGTGTTCTCTTTGATACGGGTTACTACCCATCCTTCTAGTGGTATTATTGCCTTACGCCTTCCGGTTTCCCATGTTCCGTTTGATTGAAGTGATCGAGAGTCAAGAATATTTATAGGGCATTGTTCTGGCTTCATGGACTTAACCAGGTTAGAAAACTCTTGTTCTGTGTACATATCACAAAACAAAACAGTCCTGATTCCCGCGTCCTTGCTTGCCTTCTCGAATGATTCTAAAACTGTCATTTCTTTTTTATGTCTTCACTTAACTTCTGCCAAACATCATTAAACCTTTCATCATATTCCGAAACATCTTTGCTCATTACTTTGTCTGTTATCACATCGTTAAAAGACTCGTTCCACATTATTTCCATCGGCAACTTTTTATACTTTTCTGCATACGGAAATACTAAGTTGTGATTCTCCCACTTCCTAATCTTATTGACGTTAGCCAGTCGTGAAGCTGTCTGACGCTGTTTGAAATAAGGCTGCGTTTCGTCCGGCTGTAAATCTTGTAGTGCCTTATTCCATCCATCGCTACAAGATTTAATAAAAAAAAACCGATCGGGTATATCTTCGCAATTGGCATTTCAAGGATGATATTTTCTAAATCCTTAACCCTGTCCATGTCAAATTGCGCATTATCATAAATTGGCTGCAAAAATACTGCAGTCACAAAAGCTAGATCGCCATCGGGATACTTTGACTTTTCAAGTCGCTGTTTAACAACGATATTTTGACCTATGCTAAGCGTTCCGGTAGACTTAGGTATTCTTACGGTCTTAGGCAAGACAAGCCATTTAAAGCCAACCTGTAGCATAACTGGAGGCTTTTCATCGAACTTGAAAGGCTGTTCAACAAACCAACGAACGCTCTCCCATATTGCCGCCTCATTTTCAGGTGTCTTTACGAATGAAGCGTAATCGGTATCAGTCAGGATGCAGAATAGTTTAAAGAAGTCCTTTTTGTAAAGGTCTTTCTCTTCTGGTTGCCACTCTGTTACAATTCGTTGATAGTGTCGTGTCTTTAGCTCTTCATAACTTCGCGGGCAATGTATTTTTTTGCCGTTGATTCTCATAACTCAAAGTTATATCCAAGTTTAAAGAAGTATCCAGAAATGAATGCTATTGCCGCCCATGCTGTAGCTAAAAATAGAAATCCCATGAGGGCGTTAAAATAAAATTTAAATCCTTTGGTTTCGTTGGTTGTCATTGGTTTGTTGTTTTTTGGTTTATAAATCGAATTGGTTTCTGTAGTACTGTTGTTCAAAAAATATTCCGTCTTGCCATGTTGGATAATCTAATGTTCTGGCAAATAGGAACCCGTAAAGCGTATTCTGCTGACAGATTGGAGACCCTAAGAAGTTCACAAACTCATTCCATGATTTAGTGATTTCAACGTCAGGCATTACGATTGTCGCGTTGTTCTGGCCTGTTGGCATTACTACCCCTGAGTTATCCCAAGTACGGTAGTTTTCTTTTAGCCAGTCGGCATAAATGGCCGGTCTTAATACTTCTACCAGTCCTAAGTATTCGTAGTTGTATGATCCGTATTCATAATCACCGTCACCGTCTGGGTTTGTTTCTTCGTTGGTCCCGTAGGCTAAGTCCATCCATATTTGATCAGGACTTGCAATACCATCGAATCCGGTTTTAAACAGTCGATAAAGATCAAGCCCCAATATCTTTTTGAGATAATAGGTTTCACGCTTATCAATAAAGTCCTGAAAATCTTTGCTTTCGCTTTGATTCGGGATTCTGTAAGGTACTTGTAAGAAATCGTCCTGTTCTAATATCATGGTAATAAAGGGCGGCCATTAACCGCCCGTTACTTTTTTACTTACTTCTAAATAGTTTTGCGGATAGAGTCGCACTCATGGTTCCTGTTCCTGTCCAACTTACTCTGTAGTAAAGAAAAGGACTTCCGGTAATTATCCAATCGTACTGATTGCTTGCTACATCTGTCGCGGTATGCGTTGCTAATGCCGTCACCGTATTTGGTGTTGTCATTGCTTTGAATGTAGTTCCGTCAAGACTTCCAAGAAGTGTTATTGTTCCTCCAGTTGTTCCGCTTATCTCTGTAGCAATAACTCGTATTGTTGATGTTACTGCCGGAGCCGGACTTACAACTCTTGTAGTCAGATATGCAGTTGCTGAATTCACAACTGTATCAGATTCAAGTGATGACCCTAAAGGATTGTAGAAACTGAACGTCTGCGCGTTTGAAGTAATTGCCATTCCTTGAATAGCAATAAACAAAATAATAATTAACTTTTTCATTTCGTCTTTCAATTTATGGTGTTGCAAGAGCTGCGATTGCCGCTGTTATGTCAGTTACCTTTGTGAAGGCTCCTAAATCTGCGTTACGTTGCAAGAAACAAAGTTCTTGTTCAGCTCTGATAGTCCATTGATTTTTCACGAACTGATCATTAACCAATCCCATTTCAATGATCACGTCTTCAGCCTGGTAAATTGTACCATAAGAAGCATCACCTACCATCATGGTACCTACTGTAACCTTAGGAGATTCGATAATCTGCATGTTCCCAACTCTTCCCATTGTCTGCATGAATGGAGGCAATTGGTAATGACCATCAGAAGCCTTCACAAAGAATTTCAATGCATCGGCAGGGTTGATGAACACCACGTTTGGAGCGTACTTGCTTTGAGCTCCTGAAGCGTCAGACTTGTTCGATACATATACGCCTAAGTTCATTACCAAGTCGGCAATGTTAGGATTTACCACGGCCTGATATTGTGGCAATGATGCCAACGTAACGGCAGTTGTGTAGGTATAAATACCCTTCAAATTTGGAGATACTCCATCGCCCTTGTAAATCTGCAAATCCTTACGTTGCGCCTGATTCTTACGAAGCAAACGATCAATTTCAGATTGGATAAATCCAAGGTGACGGTACGCGTTACGAGTCACCGGAATAGTGTCAGCGATAACACGAAGGTTTGCGCTGTACTCCTGCCATGTGATAGCAGACTCGGGCTTGTTATTTGATCCAACAGTCTGTGAGTTTGTTTCCGCTGTTTCTGCAGCGTTGTTTGTTTCAGCAGTAACATCCAGGTAAGTAATTACCCCGTTAGATGCAGCCAAATCAGCCTCAGAAAGATTTACAGTTCTGAAAACTCTATCAAACACCGTGTTAGGAGCGGCCAATTGACCGATTGCTTGATCTCTGTAGCTCAATGTTGATCCGGTAACGCTTGATGAATAGACTACTGTCTTATCCGCGCTTACTTTGAATCTCAGCTTTTTAGTGGTGTCGTTAGTGACAGCGGCTATTTCAGCGGCTTTTTCATGGATTGTTTCATCCAATGATTTAGCATTGCGGCCTCCACCGTTGATAACTTTGTTGAGTTCCATGCCTTGTTTCTCAACTGCATCCGTCAAATCTTTGATTGACTTTGCGCTTACTCCTGCTTTCTCTAAAGTAGAGATTAGGGAATCTTCAGTTACGATGCCTTTTGTTGCGGCACCGATCTGGTTTTTAACAGCCTCGCTGATCGCCTCGCCATTCTTTTTGGCAACGTCCGCAAGGAGTTTTTCAATTTCTTCTTTTTCCATTTTAAATGTGTTTTTTAGGTTGATAACTATTTATCAGCTCACTTGCTTTTAGAGTGCTTTTTGGCGGCTCTACTTTTTGACGAGTGGACTCATCCGGCTCGCCTTTCGTTTGCTGTATTGATGTGGTGGGCGTTGCCCAATTCGATCCTCTTTTAACTGCACTACCTTCAATGATTTTAGCCTCAGTAATTGCCCAGAAATATCCGGCCTCTAAAACTTCCTCTTTATTTGCGATTTCATCAAAGTACTTTTCCCATGTGGCAAACTCTTTTTCATAGCGATCATCATTAACCGCTAAATCCATCTTTACGTATTGCATCCCTACCGAATGCTGTTTCACTTGTCCTTTGCGGTACTTTTCAAACATGAACTCGTTTTCTTCTTTGTCGATGATTGAATCAAATACAAGAGCCTGGGTTTTGCCTTCAAAGTTTATTCCGAGTTCGTGCCATTCAATTTGTTTTGTAAAGGCTTTTACATTGTCGGAAATCGTTCCTTTGAAATTGTTTTGATGTTCCTGAATGAGTGAGAATCCGAGACTTTCTTTTAAAGACTTGTTCCACAACTGATCAAAATGAACATCCCCATGAGAGTCAAATAGTTTGGTAGTGTTGATTATGGAGCGGACTTTGATCTGTGTGGCGTCTGCCGGAATTGGATAATTGCCAGAAGTATCGGCCTTAATAACCGAATCATCTTTATCAATAAGTAGCAGAGTACATGAAATAGGATCAGCCTCTTTGGTAGCTCCTTTCTTTTGACTGATCAGCTTTGACTTATTCGAAACCAAATAGTCGATTAGCTTTTCTTTGTCTGCGAACTCTGGTAATTCAGGTTTCATTTTCTTACAATTTGTTTTTCTTTCACTACTTTCTCTTTGATGGATTTCAAATCATCAATTTCTTTCTGAGTGATCTTTGGCTTATCCATTACTCTTGTGGTTTCAAATGTTTTGGATCAACTGCTTTAGGCTTTATCGATTCTCTTTCCTCGTCAGAAATTTCTTTCATTGGCTCAAAATGCTCAGGGTTATTTTCCTTTGCAATCAGTGTCTTCAATTCATCATCATCGGTTTTAATTTTCTTTGCCATAGTTTTAATTTTTAGTGAATCCGTATTTTTCTATTTCTTTTTGATATTGTTCGATTGTGATAGCTCCATCAGAAAGCATTTTACTAAGTGCTGTAATTGCTGAGTTAAGCGCATCAGATTTAGTTTTAAGGTCTTCCTGGAATATCGGTAAGTGTGAATAATCAGCGATATAAGTAACGCTGTCATCAAGTGTCAATTCAGAAGTAACAGCACCAACCCACTCGTTAGCCTCTGGAATGATTGTTCGAACGTATGTTCCTTTTTCAGCTTGCTTTTGGTTTTCGTAAGTTGCTCCTTTTGTTCTGACAAATATTTCTGAAGGCATTCCGTAAGAATCAAGCATCTTGTTAAAATCTTCTTCAATCTCTTGGAATAGTCCCAGGTTAGCAGGGTTCTTTACGCCTGACTGAACCCATGATAAATCCTGACTTGTTATGATGGTTTGATTCTGGCCTTTTAGTGTTCCATAATTACGATATGCGTTTTGAACGATCTTCTTTTCTTCTTCATCAAGCGGCAAACTCCTGCCTACAGCATCCTTTGACTTATTCACCCACGCACCGTCAGCACCGCGATATTTTAGAATAACACCGCGCGACTCATAAGCCATCTTTGTATTGTTGATAGCTACCTTAAGGCCTTTCATTTTCGATTCGCCGGCTAACAAATTCTTATCTGTGGCCGACTTCATACAAGCCCGATTGTCGTTAAGGTGGATGATCTGAGGCGTTGATAAAACCTCCCACTCCTTGCCTTCTTCTTTTTTGTAGGTGTATTTGATGTTGGCTTTTGAGTCGTTAAGGAAGAATGGAATATCAGATTTGTATTCTGATTTTACGATGTTGGCCGGAAGTGTGAATAACTGTTTTATCCTTTCTCCTTCTGGTTTGAATCCTAAAGGAGTGTTTTTAAAAATGTATTCGTTACCAAATATTTCCCTTAGTGTTTTGGTCTGGATTAAAAACTCATTGCCATCCTGAAACCAGTTCGGCTTCATGATAAGATTTTTTACTCTATCTGTTTCGGGTGTGTTGACATCATTAAGGTCTTTATCAACTGCCTTTATTCGCATATTGCTGAATAATCTGGCCTTCATATTGATGATTGCGTTGATCTCTGGAATGTCTTCGTAAGATTCGAGATATTCTATTTCCTTGAAAGAGTCGCGAGTTGAATTGAATACGTAGAAGTATCCGTTATCCATCTTCCTTGCAAAGAAGTTGGAAAGGTTATTGTAGACCGCGCCTGGCAGAACAGATTTAAGAATATTCAATCCTTCATTTGTTTAACCGTGTATTTGCTTAAACGATTACTCGACTTTGCAAATATCTAACTATTTTTTTGGAATATTCAAAGAATGGTGTGTATTTATTTCTACATGGACATTAGCGCATACCTTTTAGCGTCATGCCAGTGATTATAAGAGTCAATAGGCTCATTGATTTTCTTGCCATTTATTGTCCTGTACATGTAGTTTGATTGCTCCTTTCTTGTGGCCGGTGAGCTTACGTAATGTATTTTGAAGTTTTTTTCTATTAAAATACCGTTTTCTATTGATCCATGATACTTTTTGACGGCATACATATTGATTCCGGCCTGAGCACAAGCGGCAATCATGCCAGGGTCAGAGCTGTCAGCCCATATCATTGACTTTGCCGGAAGAAACCTTTTACAGGCTTCGATTACTTGGTTTTGTGATATCGTAGGCTCATAGAATAGGCATTCAGCATAAAGGTTTTTGCCATCTATACCGATTTTAGCTATTGCTGTGGGGTCATTTGTGTAACCGAAATCTATACCGTACAGTATTTTTTCAATGTTTTCAGGGAATCGATCGATCCAAGTTACATTCTGAAATACCAATCCCTCAGGGCTTGACCTTATCCCAAGTCCGTAAACATTCCATCGGTATTCGTCCGCTGTCCCTGATTTGATGTTTTCCTGTGTTGGTTCGTATGATTGTATTTCCCGAATTACTGCAGGCGGACAATGTTTATTGTTTCTGAATGTGGTTCTTGTAAAATGGATATTTGGCCGGTATTCCCAATCGAAAGCCCAATGGTCGGAAAACTTTGGATTCCAATCACCTACTATCAGCTTCCGGCACCGCATTTTAATACCTGATACCTTCGCCTCATTTTGAACCTCTAAAAGCTCATTGAAAAATGAAATGTCAGACGGATAGCCCTCCATGTTGTTTTCGTCATCCAATCCCCTGAAATAAACATTATTGCCGAATAGGTTGTAATATGGCTTATGGCCTACTCCTGTCAGCTTGCTATTGTCGAACACCTGCATAGCGGTGAGGCAGTTAATGAAGTCCTTTAGGGTGTAATCCCTGCAATTTGTAAGGGTGTCCCTGTGGCAGTAAATTTCCTGATTACTGTTTCTAAATTGGTCGCAATAGAATACGAGGAAATGGAAGAAGTCCCAGGTTTTAGAGCTACGTGATCCGCCCTCGTTTAGAATTATAATTTTGTCATCATCGGGCTTAGATTGATAAATCCGAACCATCTCATAAAA